GGCATCGGTGTCGATGTCCTCATTCTGTGCCACCACGTTCGCACGGGACAGCACCCTAGTGGCCGAGTCGAGGGTGACTGACTTGGTCACGCCCCCTTCGACGGCTATAGAAATTACGGTGTCGCCTGTTGCCATAGTTATACTCCTAACTTTGACTATTCTAATGCGGTCAACCGTTGCTCAATAGAAACGGTGCCACCCATGACGCTGGCGATTACATCCACTGCCTTAACCCCATCCACCATGAGGTCTGCTACGGATAGCTTCTGGGCATCGGTGAGGGTGCAATCACTGGCCCATGTCACCGTGCCTTTGCCGCCTGTCCATAACACACGTTCCATCTGTGCTTTTGCGGCTTGCTGTTGACTCGTTAATGCCATCGTGAACCTACCTTAGAATGCCGTTGCATCGTTCCCGGTTACAGTCGATGTCCCTGAATTGTCGTCGATTGCCCCGTCCACGCGATTGCCAACCACCACGCAGTTCTCGGCATCGGTTTCAACTTCCAAAGGGTCATTGGCCTGGTCTTGAATTACGCAACCAACAACGAGACTATTATCGGCTGTGCCTTTAAGGAGAATCCCGTCTTCGCCTGATGAAAGCAGATGACAGCCGATTATACGAGTTCGCGGCCCAACAATATACATTCCCTGGTCGTCAGAGTCCGCAATATAGCACCCGTCAATGAGCAAGTCTGTGGCCGCAGAGGTAGATTCTATTCCTGCTATATCACCAGTAATAATCTTTACGTTTTTTACGACCCCTCTCACGCCTGCTGCTTTCACAGCACTATAGTTCGACCCGCCTCCCGCCGTAGTCTGAGAAGCCACGTTCTCTACAACACAGTCATCGCCTGTGATATTAATACCGACGTTGGTCGTGCCGCCATTCGATAGCGTGTCCCATCCGCCGCCGTCAACGAACCCCTTATCCCCGCTTAATAATATGCCAACCAAATCAACACCGTTCTCGCATATCAGAGAGCAGTTCGCGCCACTCAACGTCACAAGTCCACTCATGGCACATCCAGCACCCAGAACGAGAGTGACATCATCCCCCGAAAGGACAACGGCCCCAGAGAATGTAGCCCCTGGTTCGACTACAATCTTCGCTTCGTCAGTAGACACGGTGAGAGTTGAATATGCACCGCCCTTAATGAGCATGGTGTAGTCACCGGCGTCAAGGTCATCGTCACCAGCCTGTGCGGTAGTCCAGTTACCACCACCGCCTGCATCTACAACGCCGTCGTAGGGCGCACCGCCACCATTTGCATAACCACCCTGAATATCCACTGCCCCATCGAACCTCGACACGCCAGCGTCCACCCAAAGGGCCAGTGGCGTATTCGTGATGTCTACGTTGGTGCTTTCAATTGGAATTCCCTCAATGTAGAGGGATGCCGCATCCGTAAAGGTAAGCGTTGAGTTATTATTGGTGTAGGTAGTTATTCCAATGCTTGCCGTCGCGCCAACTGCGACTGTGCCACTGGCATTATTCCCGTTGACGGTGGATGTGCCAAGACTAAGCACGCCGCCAGTTTTGGTGACTTGAGTGCTTGTGCCGCCACCATCAAAGGCAACTCTGCCAGAGGCCACCCAGAGGGCGTAGTTGTTTGTTCCTTCGGTAGCCGCACCAACTATCCGAAGCGTTGAGGCATTTGTCACCGAGGAGCCACTTCCGAGAGTGATGGCTGGGTCGTTAACCTGAAGGCCGACAAGATGGCTGTACACGTTGGAAGCCGCGTATGTGGTTATAGAACCAGCAATATTCACCTGAAATGCTTCTGTGCCGCCTGACATTGTTGTAAGGCTGTTGCGGATGTCGAATCCAAACGGGTCAGAGTTCAGAGCATAAGACCCGTTCCAATCAATGAATCGACGGGCATGTGGAGCCGCACCAAAACCAAGTCCACCAGTGCCACCATCCACATACAGAATCGTGTCATTATCGCCAATCAGGACTTTGGCTCCAGTAGCCGCCCCGATGGTCAGGTTGCCCGTGGAGGTGCTGATTTCCGTGGCCTGTTGGAAGTCGAAGGTAGAAGCCCCAATCTTTATCATGTCAGTGGCTTCAACATCTATCTCAAACCCAGGTGTGCTGTGGTTGTAGCGAATCTGGCCTGCAACATTGCTCTGTGGGTCGCCAAAGAATATTGACGGGTTAACATTGTTTGGCGTGAGAAATGTAATACCAGTAGCCCTATCGCTCTCAATTACCAAACCATCTTGAAACGTCGGGGCCGCTACACTACCAGCCGAGCCATTCCAGATGTGGACAACATCTGGGTCGGGGCTTGGATAACTGCCAGCCAGAGCAATCATCAAATCGCCTGTGCCAGTGTCCCTCAGATTCCAGAACGTGTCCGTCCCGTCATAGTAGATTTGGCTATCGCTACCAGTGCCGAGGGCCAGCGTTTTGCTGTCTGCGAGGGTCAGGTCAGTGCCGTCGAATGTTAGGTTGGTTTCAGCGACAATCGCGCTTGAGCCGTTGCCTGTCAGAACACTATTAGCCGCCAGCGTCGAGACTCCAGTTCCACCGTAAGCCACTCCGACATCAGTCCCCTGCCAAGTACCCGTCGCGATAGTTCCGACTGCGGTGATGCCAGTGGACGTTGACCATGCTGGAATGCCACTCGACAGAATCAGCACATGGGTGTCAGTCCCTTTTGCCAGTCTGGACAACTGCGTGGCAGAACTGGCGTAAACAATATCGCCCGTAGCCTGAGAGTTGAAGACATGCGTTCCTACGCCCTCCCACTCTGCTTGTGTAAGTTCAGTTCCGACGCTTCCGTGTACTAGTTCGTTCGCCATATCAGTTGCACCCATCCCCGCTGGTGTTCAGAATATCCTCGAAGCCGCCACGTCTGACGCCGTCGCGGATCGCCTCTGTGACGCGATCCTCGAAGTCCTCAAGCCCGTAAGTCGGCCCGTTTATGTTGATCGTCAGACATGCGCCGCCGCCCCTCATAGTACCACCGCCCCTCATAGTACCACCGCCACCACTCCAGCCACCGCCCCAACCTCCCGCTGTTACAGCTTGGCGTTGACTTCGTTCTATCGCTGGCGAGGTTTCCCCAGTTGTGGCTTCCTCGGTGGCCTTTGCGAGTTTCGCCGCCGCTTCAGCCGCTTCTGCTTCAGCCTCCTCTGCGAGTTTCGCCGCCGCCGCATTCCAGGCAGGCCACGGATCAAAAGTCTCGTCCGTAAGACCCCTATCTGCCCATTCTGACGACCCAGACCGCGAACGAATACTCGGCCCTATGGGAGCGTCCATGTCGCCGATAATCTGTGAGCGGATACTTGCTAGTGGAGCGACGTAGTCAGAGGCGTCGGGGAAAATAGCGTCGGGCGCAGTAGTGATTTCGGGAATAACGAGAGCCTCGCTAGCCGTCTTTCGGAGAGCAGATAATCTCTGACCATACTCGGTCAACTCTCCTGTATCGGTGTCGAAAAATGTTCTGACTTTCTTATCAGCGGCGCCGCTCATGATCTCCAGAAAATCAACAGCCGCCATGCTCACTCCGTGATACGTCCTCTCCAACTTCTCCACTGCTGGCACGACCTCGGTGGTTACGGTCTGAGCCATATTCTCATACATCTCAATAACGTCTGCGCTAGTTAGCAAGCCCTCGAGATATGCCTCCCTTACGCCGTCCTGCTGGCCTTCCAGAATAAATAATGCGTGTTGGAGTGCGTCAGTCTTTTCCGTTGCTGTGACGCTCTTTTCGATCTCCTTAGCAAGTGTGTCGGTGAGTTCCTCTAGCGAAGGAATAACCTCGTCGTTGATGGCATCGCTCGTCGCCGACAGAGCGGGATTGACGCCCTCGACGATGGCCGCAGTGGTGTCGTTAATGGCTGGCGTAACTGTGTCGTTCAGAGTGTCGCCCATCTCTCTGGCAACGTCCGTTGTTTCGAGGATCGCATCGTGCGCGGTGGGAGCCACCTTTTCCCCGAATGCCTTGAAATCGACGTTGACCTCTTTAATCTCAGGAATGACTGTCTTCAATGCTTCGGCTAATTCTCCCGCCTTCGGGATGAAATTGCCGAACACTTTCAGCACACCTTGGAGGGGCGTCAGCCACAGGCTGATGGCTTCGTTCGTGTTTTGGATCAGAGTGTTGAGGACGCCGATGACAAAGTTGACAGTGCCTTCGATGGCCTCACCGATTCCATGCCAGACGACTCCTGCCTTCTCTTTAACCGTGTCCCAGTTCTGGTGAAGTTTGATGCCAGCGACAACTAACGCCCCAATGAGAAGAATAATGCCACCAATCGGCCCGAATGCGATGTTGAGGGCAACCATTGCCGCCGTCTGCGCCCAGGTTGCCGCCGTTGCAAGATATTGAGACGCCGCCAGAGCGGTTATTCCCGTGGCAAGTGTGGGAACCATAATAACCATTGGCCCCAGCATTGTTGCTAAATTGCCCAGAGGAGTAAGAACTTCTTTAACTCGATTTTCCATAATGCCGAACTTGTCGGACATCGTTAATGTGGTTGCGGCTAAATCTTCCAGCGTCCCGTCGGAGTTCTCCATCGCTTCCATCAGAACGTCCAGTTCCAACGCCCCATTCCTGATGGCGACCATGAACCGTTGCGCTCCCTCCGAGCCGAACAACGAGGTGGCGATGTTCAATGCCTCGGTGGTGCTGGTCGCGCCTTTAATGGCTTCGATCTGCCCCAGCAACGCGCCCTTAATGTCGGTCACTCCTTCTGCGGCGAGTCTTTTGATGGCCCCATTCATCGCTGGCATTACTCTCGTCACGCCGATTCCAGCCGCTTCGAGGTTCGCGAATATGGCGGTCGATTCCTCAATTGTGAATCCGGCGTTCTTCAAGATCGGGCCGAACGTCTCAAGGTTTCCAGCCAGACCCGTCACCGACACGCCGGACGCTTGGGAAGCAACTGTCAGCTTGTCGAGGAGGCTTTGGGTTTCTTCCACTGGGACGTTGAAAACCTCCATTGCGTCCGCGACGGTGGTGATAGCTGTGCCAACGTCCTCGCCCATCGCTCTGGAAAAATCGAGGAACGATTTGGTCATTGTCTCCAGAGCCTCGCCCTCCAGCCCCATCTCGGTGTTGATGTCGGCGAGTGCGCCTGCGACAGTGGCGGCGTCTTGAGGAACAGTTTTCCAAACGTCGCGAAACGATTGTTCCAATTCGTCTAACGCCTCGCCAGTGGCTCCAGTGCCAGCCGCGATGAGGTTGGTCGCTTCTTGAAATTCCTGGCCCAGCTTCGCCGCCGCGCCAGCCGCCAGCGCGATCGATCCGGCCGCCACCGCAACGCCCTTCATCGCAGACTGGAATTTGGCGCCCATTCCTTTGAGATTGGACTCCGCATCTTGCGTGTTGGCATCAACTTTTATTGTGACTGTGTTCGCCACTATTTGTCCTCAACCTTGCCCTTGCTAACAATGTCCAGCAATCGCAATATTCCGGCATCCTCTGCCAAGATCTGAGACGGCAGGCAATTATATCGCTGACATAAGCCATCGAGAATTTCAGCCCTTTGGAGTTCAGGAGGTTTCAAGATTGGCGTTCCGTCCTGATATGTCCCGCCTCGCACAGCCAGCCATCTGGCTATGCCGAGGCTGAGACTTCCCCCGCCGAGGTGACAGCTTCCGACCACGCTCCCAGGATCGCCGTTCCAAGAGAGGGCGGCAGAGCCATAAATCCATCAGCGTCGGCTGGGATCGTTGTGCCGTCCTCGTCTTGAATGTTCCACGACTCCAGAATCTGCGTCGCAAACATCGCGAACGCCGCCTCCATATTGCCTGGAGTCGAATCGGTGGCTAACGTCTGGAGTTCAAAAAATGTCCGCATGTCCACATCCAGACGCGCCTCGACAACCATGCCCTCATATTCCGGCTGTGTAAATTCGAGTCTAGCCCTTCGCCTTTCAATGACGAAGGGCTTGACCCCATTGGTGGTTGCGCGAACCACTAAACTGTCGTCCAGGCGGGAACCGTGCCGTTTGAGAGGTTCAAACCAGCCGTCCACGTCAACGCGCCTGACGCATCCCGTGAGATGTTGTAGCTGGCAATCATCATTTCCATCGCCAACTTGGGATTGGAGGAAGTATTGCCGCCCACCCGAAGGTCGAATGTTCGCGCCGTCGTTCGGGTCTTGAACACATCGTGGCTTTTGTTCGACGCCGCGTTAAATGTGCCAGTCAGCGTGACATCTGCGTCGCTCATACCCGTGAGCCGCTCCCTCGCTGAGTTGTCGAGTCCGGTAGTCTCCAGCAACTCCTGAGAGATGTTGATTCCATACCCACCGCTTATATCGTTGCTGATGTCTCGCGCCGTCCCGCCGGAATCGTCCACGGCCAAGTAGTCGCCGAGTCCCGTTTGCTTTGCCATCTAAAGCCTCCTAGAGCCTTGCAAATCCTACTGCTATAACTGCGTTGCTGAATGTTCCCGTCGTTGTCACTTTCAGATACCTCGCAACATTGCCGGACATCGTGACTCGTTCTGATGTCGGGGCCGCCGCCGCCGCGACAGTCGAAAAAGTCATAAAGTTTGAATAAGAACCACCGCTAGAGGTCGATTCCTGCAAATTTACCGTGACGCTACCAGAGGCGACACTAAGCACTTGAAGATACCCAGCCCCGCCGTTCGTTGAAGCCGCGCCACTGTCCACAACTGTCCCAGAGCCAGCCGAAGCATGGGTGTCGTCGTGGGCCGTCATCATCTCCCCGAACTCCACCGCCGACCCATTGGCTGAATACGCGGCAGTTGCCGTTATCGCAGAGCCTGGAGCGTTTGCCGTCGTGTAGGTTCCCTGC